AGATGCCCTTGACGCCGAAGACGGTCGGCGCCTTCACCGACTTCACCCGCCGGCTGCTGCTGCAATCGTCCATCGATGTCGAACTGTTCGTCCGCATGGACCTGGCTCGCGTGCTGGCGCTGGAAATCCAGAACGGTGCTTTCAATGGCGCAGGCTCCAGCAATGAGCCGACTGGCCTGTTGAACATCGTCGGCTTGGGCTCGGTCGCCATGGGCACCAACGGCGGTGCGCCGACCTACGACATGTGTGTCGACCTCGAAACCGCCGTCGCCAACGTCAACGCCGATGTCGGCAATCTGGCCTACGTCACCAACACCAAGGTGCGCGGCAAGTTGCGCAAGACGCAGGAATTCGCTTCGACCAACGGCAAGGCGGTGTGGACCTCGGGCAGCGAACGCGGCATCGGCGAAGTGCTGGGCTACGACGCCTATGTCACCAACACCATCCCGGCCAACCTGGTTAAGGGCACCTCGGGCGCCGCTTGCTCGGCCGCCATCTTCGGCAACTGGTCCGACTTCGTGGTCGGCATGTGGGGTGGCGTCGACATCATGCTCGACCCCTACGCCAACGCCACCAGCGGCGGCAAGCGAATCATCGCCCTGCAGGACGTCGACTTCAACGTCCGCAATGTCGCTTCCTTCGCCACCGCCGAAGACATCCTGACCGCCTGATAACCCCCGCCCGCAGCAAGCCCGCCCGGTCCCATCTGGGGCCGGGTGCTGGCGGCCAGGGCCACCGGAGAAACCACCATGAAAATCCTCATCATCGACCCCACCAAGGTCAGCTACGGCGACGACCGTGGCGCCATCCACGAAGACGCTGGCCAGGTGGTCGACGTGTCCAAGGAAGTCGCAAGGAAACTGACCGAAGCCAACCGCGCGCTGTATGTGAGCGCCGCCGACGACCCGTTCAAGGATCGCCGCTTCACCGCCTCGAAGGACATGCTGCAGGCCGCCGAAGCGATGGCTAGAACCAAAGCCGCCAAAGCCAAGGCCGCCGCCAAGGCGCCGGTTCCCGGCGCTGGTGAGCCAGGGCAGAACGACGGCCAGAACGACGGCCAGGGCAGCTAATCCCCATCATGAACTTCGCCGACGAAATGCCCCTGTTCTACGCCGATTTCGGCGTATTGGCCGTGCACACGCCCAAGGCCGGCGGGGCATCGTCGAGCGGTTTCGTGCTGCACGATCAACCGGGCATGACCCTGATCGGCGGCGACATCCTCGCCACCGATCATTCCCTGCGCTACCCGGTCGCCACCTTTCCCGTCGTCCGTAAGGGCGACACCTTCCTCGTCGCCGGCGTGAGTTACTCCGCCCGCGAAAATGCCCAGCCACTGCAAGACGGGCTGGAATACACCGTGCCGCTGGCCAAGGCCTGACATGCCCTCAGTCTTCGAACAGATCCTCGCCCGCGTCGCTGCCGCCCTGACGGCCGGCGCCGTCACCGCCAGCGACATCGATCGCGGCAACGAAGACGGCTACGGCGAAGACGAGCTGCCGAAGATCAACGTCAAGCGCGGCCCGTCCGAGACCTCGTCGCACGCTCAGAACCTGGAGCGCACCGTGGCGAATTTCGAAGTCGAGCACCACGTCGCCGGCGCCGCCTGGGAAACCCTCGCCGATGCGCTGCACATCGGCGCCCATGCCGTCATCGCCAACGATGCGCCGCTCGCCGCCCTCGGCCGCGGCCTGCGCATCACCGGCACCGAAGCGCTCGCCGGGTCCGCCGAATTCGTCAGCGGCAAGCTCGTCGCCCGCTACCAGATCCAGTTCCTCACCCGGCCGGGCGATCCCACCCGGGCCATCAACTAACCCGCAAGGAGATTTCCCATGATCAATTTTGGCTCCGGCAAGCTGATCGCCGTCCCGACCAACCTGGCCGACGGCACCGCCATCGCCACCCCGACGCCGGTCATTCTCGGCACCATGCAGGATGTGTCGCTCGACCTGTCGGTCGAAATCAAGGCGCTGTACGGTTCCAAGCGTTACCCGATCGCCGTCGGCCAGGGCAAGGGCAAGACCGAAATCAAGGCCAAGTATGCCGAGATCGACGGCGGCATTCTGGGCAGCCTGTTCTTCGGCAAGGCCGCAACCGCCGGCATCAAGGCGGCGGTGTTCGACAGCGCGGCCAGCATCCCGCCGACCGGTGGCCCGTACACCCTGACTATCGAGCCGCCCAATACCGGAGCCTTCGTCGCCGACCTTGGCGTCATTTTCTCGGCGACCGGCGTACAGCTTGAGCGCGTCGCCAGTGGCCCGGTAACGGGCCAGTATTCGGTCAACGTCGCCACCGGCATCTATACCTTCGCCGCGGCCGACCAGGCCAAGGGCGTCGCGATCAGCTACGAATACAGCGCTGCCGCCGGCGGGAAAATCTGGACCATGACCAACGAAACGATGGGCTACACCCCGAGTTTCACGCTGCTGCTGCAAAACGGCTACGACGGCAAGAATCTGGTCTGCAAGCTCAATCGTTGCGTCTCCGGCAAGCTGGCCATGCCGTTCAAGTCCGACGACTTCGCGGTCTACGACTTCGACGCTCAGGCCTTCGCCGACGGCGCTGGCAATCTCGGCTACATCTGCATGTTCTGATGATGGCCGTCGCCCTCGCCATTCAACCGCTGCCCGGCGCCGGCCTGCTGCATCGGCTCGGCGCCCGCTGTCAGTCGCTGCTGTCGCGCCGCCTGCTGCTGCGCCTGGCCGGCATCCCGACCGTGTCGCTCGAAGGCCGGGTCTACGCCGTGCGCGCCGTGCCGCTCGGCATTGCCCGCGAGCTGGTGCCGGCCCTGCTGCGCTGCTCGCGCCGCTTTGCCGAATGGCAGATCGACGAAGGCCTCTACGACGACTTTCTCAAGGTGCTGGCCCTCGGCCTCAATGCCTCGCCGAAAGTCATCGATCGGCTGACCGTGCCGCTGTGGGACCTGGCCCCGGTCGTCGAGCAGATCGCCCTGGTCAATGGCCTGCCGATGTTGGAGGCTGGCCGGTCCGACCTGGGAAAACTGCTGGCGGCGATGATGCCATCGACTGGGACGCCCTGGTCGCCTGGATCGTCGCCGGTACCGGCTGGACCTGGGGGCACGTCGAGCAATGCGTAACCCTGCCGCAGGTCAATGCGCTGTCGCTGCACTGGGAGTCGGTGCCGGCGCCGGCCGTGCAGCTCAAGCGCATCGCGCAGTTTCTCGGCCTGCCCGATCCCAAGCCGCGTGTACAAACGTCTGCACGGCCGCAAGACGCCCTGCAGGAAGCCATGGCCGCCGGCCTGCCCGTCATGGAAGGCCGGCCCGATGACCCGATGCTCGATTTCCTGGATCTCTGATGTCTGACGAACAAGCCAAGATTGTTGTCGACGGCGACGTCTCGCCGCTGCGGCAGAAGTTGCGCGAAGCCGGCGAAGACCTCAAGCGCTTCGGCGCCGATGGCGAATCGGCTATTGGTCGCATGACCGGGCCGCTCGGCGCCTTGCAGTCCAAGTTCGTCGCCGTCGGCGCCTTGCTGGCCGGCGGCTCAGTCTTCAAAGAGGCGGTCGCCCAGGCCGCCACCTTTACCGAAGAAAGCATGAAGCTCGGCCAAGCGCTCGGCGTGTCGGCCAGCGAAGCCAGCACCTTCATCACCGCGCTGGAAGACATCGACGTCAGCCAGGAAGAATTCGTCGGCGCCACCAAGGCCATGTCGAAGGAGTTGCGCAACAACGAAGCCGACCTGCAGGCCATGGGCCTGAAGACCCGCGACGCCGCCGGCAACCTGCGCCCGCTCAATCAGCTGACGGTCGAAGCAATCGAGATCCTCAACGGCTACAAGTCCGGCACCGACCGCGCGGTTGCATCCCAGGTGCTGTTCGGCAAAGGCTTCGCCCTGACCAGCAACCTGACCAAACTGAACAGCGAAACGCTGGCTGAGAACGCCGAGCTGCAACACAAGCTGGGTGCCATCGTCGGTGAGGAAAACGTCGAAGCCTGGAAGGCTTACGATGCAGCCGGCGATCAATCGCACCTGACCCTCAAGGCCATCAACCTGACTATCGGCAATGCGCTGATCCCGGTGCTGACTGAACTTGGAAACTGGTTTGTTGCAGTTGGACCCTATGCAGTGACGGCTTTTAAAGGCGCGATCGGCGGGTTAGTGGCCTTGTTCTGGGGGCTAAAGTTCGCCGCCGAAACGGTCTGGAATGGCGTCGCTTACGTCATCGAAGTGGTTACGGTTAAAGCGCTTCGGTTCGCAGAGACTGCCGGACGAGCGCTCGTGCTTGATTTTGAGGGGGCACGGGGCGCCTGGGAAAGAGGAACAGAGCAGCTTGAAGAAATCGCCGACAAGCGGCTAAAGAACATCATGGACAGCGCGCAGGAAACGCGCGACAAGCTATGGAACCTGTTCGCCGAAGGCGCCCCAGCGGCCGGGCCGGACGGTAGCGGCAAGAGCGCCGGCAACCTGGTCAAGAAGGACAAGGACAAGAAGGCCAAGGCCGAAGCTGACCCCAGCTACATGCAGTACTACGAGGCGGCCCTTGGCGAACGCAAGCGCCTGGCCTCGGAAGAAGATGCGCTGCGCGAATACACCAAGGCCGAAGAACTGGCCTACTGGCAGACCCTGCTGCAATACGCCGATCTGTCGGTAAAGGACCGCCTGTCGATCGAGAAAAAGGCGTCCGACCTGGTCGTCGCCGTGCGCCGCGAAGAAGCGAAGGAAAAGCAGGCGCTCGATGCCGAGAACGCCAGCCATTCCGAAGCCATGGCCCTGCTGCGGATCGATGCCGAAGCGGCCGCGGCCGACGCCTCGGTCGAAGCCGGCCAGTTCAGCACTCGCGAGCGTCTGGAACTGGAAATGCAATTCGAGCAGCGCCGGCTGGAGATCCAGCGCGCCGCCCTCGAAGAGCGCCTGCAACTGGCCGAGCGCGATCCAAACACCAACCCGGCCGAGCGGGCGCGCCTGCAACACCAGATCGAGAAACTGGAGATGCAGCACGGCATCAAGCTGCGCGGCCTGCAAAGCCGCGTCGCCCAGGAGAACGGGCGGATCTGGGGCGACCTCACTACCCGCATGTCCAGCCTGTGGGACAAGGGCATTCAGTCGCTGATGAACGGCACCTTCCGGTGGCGCAATGCGTTCAAGGCGGTGGGCGCCGAGCTGGTCAGCTGGTTCGCGACGTCGGTTGTCGGTGAAAAAGTTAAGGCATGGATGGCCGGCAAGGTCAAGGAACTGGCGATCTCGCTTGGATTCCTGGAGCAGGAAAAAAGCCTTGAGGTCGTTTCGAGTGCGGCGGTTATTGCGGCGAAAAAAGTTGAGGCGCTCAGCGAAGTACAGGCTAATGCGGCTGTCGCTGGTACGGGTGCCGCAGCTTCTCAGGCCAGCATACCAATCATCGGCCCGGCGCTTGCCTTGGCTGCCATGGCTACGGTGTTCGGTCAGGTGTCGGCGTTCGGGGCAACGGTTGTTGCATCCGCCAGCCGCGGCTTCGACATCCCGAAAGGCCTCAACCCGATGACCCAGCTGCACGAAGAAGAAATGGTGCTGCCGGCGAACATCGCCAACCCGCTTCGCCAGCAGCTCGCCGGCGAAGGTGCGGGCGGCCAGGGGCGGGGAGGGCGGGGCGGCGACACGATCCACGTGCACGCCATGGACGCCCGCTCGTTCGAAAGTTACCTCAAGAAAAATTCCCATGCGCTGGCCCCGGGGCTGCGCCGCATGGCCCGCAACTTCACGCCTAAGGGCGGATCATGAGCGACGCCATCTTCCCTGAACTTCCCGGTCTGGAATGGAAGAACCGCAAGTCGCCAGAATGGAATACCGGCATCCAGCGCGCCGCCAGTCGGCGCGAATTGCGGGCGACCTTCATGTCGGCGCCGATCTACAACTTTTCGCTGTCGTATGAGTTTCTGCGCGAGGGGGTCGAAGCTGAAGTCGAAACGCTGATTGGCTTCTTCAATGCCCGCAAGGGGCGTTTCGATTCCTTCTTGTTCGAAGATCCGCTCGACCATGTCGTAAGCGGTCAGTTGTTCGGGGCTGGTGACGGAACTACCACCAAGTTTCAGCTGGTCCGCAGTTTCGGCGGCAACACCGAACCGGTGATGAATCTCAACGGCACGCCATTCATCAAGAAGGCCGGCGTGTCTATTACCCCGGCCTCCATCGTCAACGGTCTGGTCACCTTCTCGACGGCGCCGGCAGCCGGTGCGGCATTGACCTGGAGTGGCGCTTACTACTACCGCTGCCGGTTCGCTGAAGACACCGCCGATTTCGAGAACTTTCTCTATCGCCTGTGGGAGTTGCGCCAGCTGGAATTCGTCGGCTGCCTGGGCAACAAGATATGAAAACACCATCAAGCCCGGCATTGATCGAGCACCTGCAGACCTCGCAGCAATTCCGCATGGCCGATCTGTTCACGTTCACGCTGGTCAGCGGCGAGGTGTTGCGCTACACATCCTGGGACCGGGACGTCTTTTACCAGAAGGACAGCAATCTCTACCTGTCGCTCGGGCCGTTGATCGAGCGTACCGCCGTCCGCACGGTCATCGGTGTCGAAGTGGACACCATGGATGTCAGCGTCCATCCGTCTCCCGGCGACCAGATCAACGGGCGCGGTTTCGCCGCAGCGGCCGCCCGCGGCGCGCTCGACGGCGCAGAGTTCTTGCTGGAGCGGGTTTTTCTCGACGACGCTTCGGTGGTCATCGGCGGGTACACCAATTTCTGCGGCCTGGTCGGCGACATCGATATTGTGCGGTCGACCGTCCAGGCGCGGATTGATAGTTACCTCAGCCTGCTCAATGTCAATTTGCCGCGCAATCTCTACCAGCCGGCCTGTCTGCATACCCTGTATGACGCCGGCTGTGCCGTCAGCCGGGCGGCCAATGGGGTAGCCGGTGCGGTAGCCAGCGGCACCACCACGACGCTGATCAAGTGCGGCCTGGCGCAGGACAGCGCCTATTTCAACTTGGGCTACATCCGTTTCGATTCCGGCGACCTGGCCGGCACCCGCCGCACGGTGAAGAGCTACACGCCGGGCAATGTGCGCCTGCTGACCCCGCTGCCTTTCGCGCCGGCCATCGGCGACACCTTTACCGCCTACCCGGGCTGCGACAAGACGCAGGCCACCTGCACGGCGAAATTTTCCAACCTGGCCAACTTCCGGGGCATGCCTTATGTCCCGGTGCCGGAGACCACGCGATGACGATGAATGAAACCGAAGGCCGCGCCGCCCTGGTCGCCGAGGCCGGGTCCTGGATGGGCACCCCGTACCACAACTGCGCCCGGATCAAGGGCATCGGTGTCGACTGCCTGCAAATCCTTGCCGGCGTCTATGCCAACGTCGGCTTGATCGAGCCGCCGCCGCTTGAGCACTACGCGCCGGACTGGCACATGCACCGTTCCGAAGAGCGCTACCTGCTCGGCATCGCCGGCTATTTGACGCGCACCGAAACGCCGAAGCCGGGCGATGTCGCCCTGTTCAAGTTCGGCCGCTGTGTGTCGCATGCCGCCATCGTCATCGAATGGCCGCGGGTGATCCATTCCTTCTATGGCCTCGGCGTAGTCGAGGCCGACGCCAACGACGCCGAGCTGGCCGGCCGCCTGCATTCGTGCTGGACGATGTGGCCATGAGCGGACTATTTGGCGCCCAAAAATCATTTTCCCACGTCGAGCCGGCAGCTGCCGGCCTGCGCGTGCAGACCTCAGCCTATGGCGGTGTGATCCCCATCGTGTTCGGCCGCACGCGCATCGCCGGCAATCTGATCTGGTACGGCGACTTTGTGGCTACAGCGCACACCGACGGCGCCGGCGGTGGCAAGGGTGGCGGCAGCGCTCCGGGCTATACCACCTACACCTACAAGACAGCCTTTGCGCTGGGTCTGTGCGAAGGCCCGATCACGTCGATCAACGGCGCCTGGTCTGACAAGGACAAGATGGCCAATGCCGTCACGTCCGGGTTAAAGAAAGAAAAGGTGACGGCGACCGAGACTTTTACGCTGACCGCCGTACCGATGGCGCTGCCGGCCCTGGCGCATGCGGCCGATTTCGTGAAGCTGGTCAAGATCACCAAACCGGACGAATTCCCGGGAAATCAGCTCGCCTTGTGGCCGTCGGTCGACTACACCTGTACCGCCGGTAGTGCCATCACCATTCTGACCGGCGTCGTTGGCGAAGTGGTGACGGTCAATTACGCCTGGGAAAAAGACGTCACGATCAGCCCGATCTTCAGCCACAAAAAAGGGACGTACCCGCAATCCGCCTGGACGTATCTGACCAGTAAGCACCCGACCGAAGCGC